CCTCGTCCAGAGCCGTCAGCTTATTCCTGAGCTTGTTGAAAGGCGTGGCGAATACCAGCAGCAGTACGAAGTGGATAAAGCCGTGCAGGACAGCCTGTCCACGGCGCGAGGCAATTTGATGCAGCTCGAAGCTGACCGAGCGAATTTGGTTGCTCAGGACGATCTTCAGTACGCAAGGCGTAGATCGGGAGAAATCACGTCCGATCAGTACGATACTTGGTACGAAGAGACGTTCATGCCCGGAATCCAAGGCATTCAGGAAAGGTATACGAATGAAGTTGCTCCGTATGCGATTGATAACTACGGGCTTCCTCTTGTTTCTCAGGGCATACCTGCGTTCGACTGGTTGCTGGACGGTTCCTATTTCGGTTCGCTTCTCGGCACCATTCAGGATGCAGAAACGAGAGCCTCGAATACCACGGAATCGAACAATGCCGATTATATCAAGTACAACGATCAGCTAAAGGGCATCTACGGCGGCGAAGTTTCCCTTCTGACTGGCAAAACCTTCGAGGGAACCGCTCAGGCGGGTATGAGCCTTGAGGAAATCGCCGCGAGCTATTCCGAACTTGATTCTGTCGGACAGCAATTATTCCAAGACGCTGTGATGGCGCTTCAGCAGTTGAATGCACAGACGGACTACCTCGCCGAAAGCGACAAGACGCAGCCTGTCGAGGTCGTTGAGATTGCTGCAAAAGCTGAGGTCATGCAGCAGGTGCAGCAGCAGGTACAGGCTGTAACAACGCAGTACACGGCCATGACAGCCGAAGAGCAGGCGGCTTTCGCCGCCTCTGAAGAAGGCGTTGCGGCGCTGGAAAGCGTCAACGCAGCGCTGGAAGCCTTGGGCGCCGATAAAATCAGCAGTCTGGATGAACTCAACACTGCGCTGGAAACTCTCAATGGAATTGATCTTTCGTCCTTCTCTCTCGTGGATGCACAGGAAGCGTTCGTTGCTCTTGGCGGCGATGCGAGTGGGTGCAAGACACAGGTTGACAGTCTCCGCACTTCACTGAAGGCGCTGGATGGCACGTCGGCGACCACGACGCTCACGAACAACACCTACAACAATACCTACAATAATTCCTACACCCGGTCGTTTGGTTCCCTGATGAAAAATGCCAACGGTGGCATCTATGATGGGGCCATGCTTTCGTGGGTGGCTGAAGACGGCCCGGAAGCAATTATTCCGCTCGGCGCGAAGCGCCGGGGCCGGGGGGTTGGTCTGGGGGGGCGAGCCGGGGGGATTGTTGGGTGTTGCCGAGTTTGCGGACGGAGGGATTCTTTCCCCCTATTCCAGCGCTATCGAAAACCTGCCCGACGTTGTGTGGGATGACGGGGACGGCGACAGCAAGCCTAAACCGATTCAGACTACCGGTGGCGGCGGAAGCAATTCATTCTCGGTCAGCGTCGCAGCAAATCCTGTTTTCCAGATTGAAGGCGGCGAAAGCACCGACGATATTCTTGACAAGCTCAAGGGAAAGCAGAAGGAGCTTGCGGAAATCTTCGGAAACGCGATTGCCGAGCAGCTCGAAGACATCGTTGCCAATATGGTTTAAGGGAGGCGTAACGCATGGAATTCTACCTCACTTCCAAAAGGACGGGAGCGCGTCTGCGCATCCCTCTGTTGCCAGACCGCCTGAATGTGAAGACTGGTGCGAGCGTCGTCTCCTTGTCCATCATCAAAAAAGGCGAAGTCAAGATACCCCGTGGGTCAACACTCGCGGGGTATTCTTGGAATGGTGTATTCCCGTCAGACCAACTGGCTTCCGCTTCGTATGTCTATGACTGGCAGGAACCGGCGAAAATCATCAAACTGCTTGAAGAGTGGCAGGAAAACGGCGATACCATCACACTGATGGTAACGGATTTGTCCATCAACGTGGATACGTTCATAGAGAGCTTCGTCTACGAGTATTACGGCGTCGGAAACGTCTCCTATACCATCAACCTGACAAAGCGGCTTGAGCTGTTCGTGACCACAACGCCAGCGCCTGTTGTTCCGCCTTCTTCCGCTTCGTCTTCGGGCGAGAGTAGCGGAAACAAGAAATACGGAACTGTTACGGGCGGCAAGGTGAACGTGCGCAAAGGGCCGGGAACCAGCTATAAGAGCTACGGAACCCTCAGCAAGGGCACGCAGGTCGAAATACTCGACAAAAGCGGCAACTGGTATAAGATCGTATACCCGAAGGGCGAAGGCGGCGTAGGCTGGATTAGCGCGAGCTATATCAAGCTGACGACATCTTCCTCGTCTTCCAGCAGCGGCTCGTCGAGCAATAGTTCCAGCAAGAAGAATTCCAACTCGTCTACGGCGAAATCGACGACCTCGAACAACACCAACAGCAAGAAGTCCCTGACGTTATCGAAGCCGAATACGAGCCTAATCAATGTGGCGAAGGATGCAGTGAAGAAGAGCATTGAATCCAAGACGAAGGTCGTGTCCAGCGCATTGAGCAAAGTCACCAATGCAATCAAGAGTGCTCTTGCGGGCGCTGCAAAGTCTACTACGAAGAAGACCACCACAAAGATAAATATCCCTACGAAGAAGATTACCCCTGCAAAGAAGAATACGTTCAACAGGCTCAAGAAGTAAGGAGGGCAGTTTATGGTATCCGTTGATTTGTCAAAGATCAGCTACTACCTGATTGCCGTTCTTTCAGATGGGCGGCAGGTTCATCTCGAAAATGTAGCCGAGAATATTGCTTGGGAAGAAAACGAGAAAGAGCTTGCCGTCCGGCTGAACCTTGCGATTCGAGACATCCCGTTTGAGGGTGGGCGCCTATCTCAGGCGCTCGCCCTCTGCACGATTGTTTATCTGTTTGCAGACTGGGGAGCTGGGCAGCAGGAGATTTTTCGCGGCACGGTTTGGGAATGGGAACATTCGCGCATAGCGGGTGATTCCATTGTCCTGACGTGCTACGACCTGCTTTTCTATTTGCAAAAGTCTACGGACAGCAAGTATTACGCCAAAGGCAAGACCACGCAGAGCATCATGTCCGATATTCTGACTTCGTGGAATGTGCCGGTCGGCGAATACTCCGGCGCAAACGTCACCCATCAGAAAATTCTCTATAAGAGCAAGACCATTTCTGCCATGCTGACCGAGACGCTGGACGATGCAAAGAAGCTCGGCGGCGCGAAGTCGATTATTCGCGCAAACAAAGGAAAGGCGGATGTTGTAAAGCAGGGCGGAAACCCTGACATCTACGCATTCACAGCCGATACGAATTTGACGGCAAGCAAGGACAAGTTCTCCATGACGAACCTTGTCACCCGCGTAGTGATTACCGGCAAGGACGACAGCGAAGGCCGCCCGAAGGTTGAAGCGACGGTGGACGGCGACGTGGAGTACGGCATCTTGCAGTCTGTCAAGGCGGCTGGCAGCAGTTCGCTTGCCGATGCCAAGAAGGAAGCGCAGGAGTTGATTGACGAGAAGGGTAAACCTGAACGCACGATTACGTTTCAGTCTCCCGACTTCCCGTTGATTCGGAAAGGCGACAGAATACACGCGAAGACGGATGGTCTGAGCGGTTTTTTCTACGTTCTCGGCATCACGCACAATGCGACAACCATGACGATGCAGATGGAGGTGGAACCGGCATGAGCAAAGGCGACAACAGTCCGGGTGTAAGCAGACTGGCAAGCGTGCTTCGGGGTATTGCGGATAAGCAGATTCCAAAGGAGCTCTTGCTTGATTTTGGCGTCATTCAGGGCGATAAGTCTCTGCTTACAAACACATATCCGCTGCCGATACCACGTTCTGACTACCTTGTGTGTCGGCACTTGAAAAGCCGTACCGTCAAGGCTACAACCTCGTCAAGGAGCGTTGGCGACCACGGAAGCCATAGTCATACCGTGGACGTCTCCACACGCGAAGCGCTCAAAGTTGGCGACCGAGTGCTGGTTGCATGGGTTCAGAACGATGCTGTGGTCGTGGACGTGATTCTCTCGGCAAGCAGCGTCATCTGATAGGAGGTGTGAAAATGGCAGAAAGCCAGAAATTATACCCGGTATTCGAGATTCCTGCAATGCAGGCATCCGATGATACGGAGGAACAGGTTTTTCTTCCAGCCCCTCTTTTTGATTTTGATACCGGAGATTTTCTTCCCGGACGATCCGAAGTCCGATATGCTCCGCATGCTTTGTCCGGGCAAGCAGAATATCATCCAGAAAACAGCCCACGCTGCTTCTTTCATAATCGGATACGGCGGTATCTTCTCCCTGCAGATACGCATATTCTAACAGGCGCTCCTCTGCCTTTTTCGTCGCCGCCGTCAGATACAGCCGCTGCTTTGCTCTGGT